TTTTAAATAATATTACATAATACATATTATATAAATTCAATAATCTAAAATCCAGTAGAAATAATATCTTCTTTTGTTTGTTTTTGCATAAATNTAAACACTTGAAAAGCGGTATAATTTTGTAAATCATGTGAAATTATATTTCTATAAATATTGAGTTTCTTTCTTATGCATTGTAATGGCCATTCACGCAAATCGTTCTTTGGATAAAATTTCATATATAAGCGAATAATATACCATTTTTTAAAATTTTGCATTTCATTTAAAAATAGAAATGGCATTTCAGACTCTATTTTATATTTTTTATACCATTTTTGAATTTTACTAGCGCATTTGTTTCTTTTTTTTTGTAAGAATTCCCTAGTATTTTTATTAATAGGTGTAATAAATGGATTAAAATCGTATAATTCATTTATTATTTCATTCGGTAAATACATTATATATAAAATTTGATTACTGTTTATATGATAAAAATATAAATCAATTTTATCCTAAATAATTAGATTTTTTCAGAATAATAAAATATATAAATAAACCATAAAAATTTTTAGAAAATATATCTAGTATATTATACATAGTATTTTTTGGAACGTATGGGAATAAATAAGCAATGCCATATAATGACCATATAGAAAACATAGTAAAAAATAGTATATTATTTATTGTATTTTTTCCTACAAATTCAATATAAATTATATAAAATGAGTAAATAAATGCAATAGTACCAAAAATAAAACCATTAATTCTACTAATAATATTTCTTTCTCCTAAAAATCCAGCTAAAAGCATAAAAAAATTAGCACTAATAATTTTAATTATAGAAATATAATCTTTTTTCAAAATGTTTTTTATTTTGATAATTTTATCTGTTTTTTCAAAATTTAAATATTCCATAAAAAATATAGTAGTTAAAAGCATAATAGGAGTAGAAAAAAACCAATCAAAATATCTAGTATAAGTTACATCATATGTTAGCTTTGATAATTGCATAGTTAACCAAATATAAAATGTTAATTCTATAAATTGTACAATCGTTTCTAAAATCATAATATTTGTTAAAACGTTATTTTTTTCATTTAATGGAATTAAAATACCATGAATACCTACTAATCCAATAATAACTTGTACAGCTAAAGATATATACGCTGATTTTAATATTTCATTTTGGCCAGTTATTTTCATAATATATTATATAAATAATTAAATTTTGTACTTAATTACATGGGATTATCATTTACAAAAAATATTATACAAACTTATTAATTAGTATACAATAATTGGTGTATGATTTTTGATTGATGTGTAACAACCCATTCATTCATAATTTTATAAAATTCTGTATTTTTATCAATAGATGCAATTTTAATGTATAAAAATATAATACGTTCTTGTTTTATTTTTTTCTTAGCAAAATCAAATAATAATCGTTTTAATACTACATTATTTATTTCAATACAAATATGGATACATGTTGCGATTAATGTTAGTAATTTCATTATAATTTATAATTAAAAAATAATAATGAAGAATTAAATTATTTGTTATAATTAACAAAAGGTGATACTTTTCTAGATTGTAACTGTTGCCTAGATAAGTAAACATTTTTTAAATCACTTTCTTGATAACCATATGGTTCTGATTTATCAAAGGGTGATGTATATAAATATGGAGTATTATTATAATTAATACCTCCTTGTACTTGCTTAATATTATTGCCACATTGATCACATGCTTCTATTTGATTTTTATATATAATATCATTTGCATTATTTGTTAAAAACTGTCTATATTGTGCATTTGTTTTAATATCATTTTTTTTTATTATTTCATTGTTTATTACTGCTTCTGGTATATATCCAGCATAATTACGTCCATCATTCATAATAGGCGGAAAGTCAAAATGAATATTATTAGATCCTGAATAACATGTTCCCCAAGACATATACACTATGTATATAAAATTTAATTAGAAGTATCTTCTAATAATTTAATTAAGTCTTTCTTTTTTGCAGATTGTTCAAAAACAATACCGCGATGAGTTACTAAATCCCTCAACTGTTTTACAGTCATTTTATTAACATCAAAGTCATTATTATCTTCAACCGGATAAGACAATTCTATTAATTTTACATCTTCATTACTATTATTACCAATTGCAATATCTTGCGATACTTCTTCTAGAATTACTTGTTCTAGGTCATCGTTAATAGTAAGAGTATTTCCACCAGCTAATTCTAATACATTGTCTAAATTATTGACAATTACATTATTATAATCAATAGTATCCGTTATATCGTCTTCATCATCTGAGTCACTTTCTTCACTGTCATCGTCTGACTCAGAATCATCGTCTGATACAACTAATTTCATTAGTTCATTATCTTGATTATCTTCATTATCTTCGTTATTAATTATGATATTATTCGTACCATTCGGTATTTTTATTTTTAAAGAATTTAATTCGTCTGCCATTGCAGAAATTAATTGAAACATAGAATTTAATTTATGATTATAATCACTAAATCGCTGTCTCATATAAAATATTATGAATACAATTGCAAAAACAATACCTAAAGAAAACATAATATTAGTGCCGAGTCCAAACAAAGTTAAAGGTTCCATTTAGAAAATACATATATTATAAGAAATATATTTATACGTAATTTAATTATTTTCTAAATAATTTTCAGTTTCAGAAATAATGGGTTCTGGATATTCTAAATCTCTTAATACTTTTACTCCTCCTTTGATATTAGAAATACCATCTGATAATTTATATGTATATTTGAATTCTTTATTTTCAAGAATATCAATATCCATTTTATAATTTTCACATAATTTGGATCTTTCAATTGATTCACATAAATTAATAAAATGCGTTGTTAAAATAAAATTAACATTTTTAGTTTTTAAATATTTAATAAAAGAATAGGCACTAGCAACTGCTTCATATGGATTAGTTCCTGAATATAATTCATCAAAAATACAAAAATGTCTGTCTTTATTATTTGATTTTTCAATACATGTAATTATTTCTTTACATCTTCTAGCTTCTGCTTGAAATAAACTATCTCTACCCGATGTATCAGGTATATTTAAATAACAGTGTAAATAATGATATGGGTTAATATTCGCATTGCTATAGAATCCACATCCGATTTGTTGACTTAATATTAAATTAAACAGTGTTGTTTTTAAAAGAGTAGTTTTACCAGATGCATTTGGTCCAGTTATGCTAATGTTTTTATTAACAGAATAAGAGTTTTTGGTATGTTTTGTATTTACCAATGGTGCATAATATGCATTTTTAAATGATACTTTATTTTTGTTATTAAATTTGCAAAAATGTATATTTTTGTTTTGTATATTTTGTGTTAAACCCAATATATTATCCATATATCCATTAAATCCAAATGAATACATGAAAGAATCATTAATATTTTTATTATAATAAAATTTATAAAAGCATTTCATGATATAACCGACTCTTAAATATGAGTTTACCGTATTATTGCTTATACTATCTAAAGTTTGTCTAAAATCTAAAAATAGTTCTTTATGATAAAGAACTTGTTTATTAAAATCAGTATAAGTATGAAGATCTTTACTATTTAATAAAAATAAATTATATCTCTCTACCGTACAGTCAATATATTTTTTAATATCATCAAAATATGTGGTGATTAACTTAAGATTTTTATGAAATCGCATACAAGTTAAGATATTTTGATATATTTGAAATATATAAAATCCAATACTTAATAAAATATAGAACCGTTGCGACCATGCTATAGATCTAAAATCAACAAATAATTTACCCAATGCATGTTTGCTAAATACTGTTTGTAATACTTCAAAATATTTTACAACAGTAATAGAAATACCTTGTAATTTTAATATAAAAAATGGCAAAATAAGCATTAAAATTGGTATAATTAATGAAAATACAGGAGATGACATGTTATATAAACTTAATATTTGTAAGAATGTAGATGATTCGTTAAATCTATCAAAGTATTTCCAATCTACATAATGATATTTATCTTTAAAGCTGGTTTCTTTTTTAATATCATCCCAACAGGTTAAAATTTCAGTTGTATTTTGATTTTTCAAGCTTTTAATGAGATTTTGACTATCTTTTAGAAAGTTAACATCATATGTATAATATTTACTCCATTCTTTGATCATATTTTTTGCATACGGATTTGTTGGNGTAAATACATAATCATATAATTTATTCTCTCCAGTATCATTATTACTTTCAGAATATAATTCTAGGTCATCGTTAATAGATGATGATATTTCTATTTTATCTTCTATATAATGAATTGGTAACTTAAAATGATTATGTATTGAATTTAATTCATGTTCATTAATATTATCTTCAGTTGTAAATAGAAATTCCATGTAAAATATATATATTTTTTTTATATAAATTAAACCAATTGCGTCAAATAATAAAAATAATTCAATAAAAGAATAATCCTATTTAAAAATTAAAAAATTGATATAAACAAATAATTATTACTATTATCATTACTAGTATGACAATGTTAATATATAATGTACCCCAAATAAATGATATTAGAGACAATGGATTTATTTTTGAATTATCTGAAAATTCACTTGAAGTAATTAATACAATAAGTGAAATAGTAGGTGCCGCAAGTTATATAAGAACGCCTATATTTCCAAAGAAAGATAGAAAAGGAAATAAGCCAAGAGATATGGTACCAGATCCAAATTTTAAACCAACTGTATTCATAAAAGAAAAAAATAATACAATTTTGATACGTTCGTTTTTAAATAAATTAACAGATAAGAATTTTGATACTATTTATGAAGAAATAGATAAAATTATAAAAGATATAGTAGAACAAAATAATCTCAAGGAATTGAATGAAATAAGTGATTTTATATTTTTAACAGCTGGAACAAATAAAGCATTTTCAAAAGTATATGCAAAAATGTATAATCAATTAATACAAGAATATAATATATTTCAAACAATTTTAAATAGTCATTTAGATAAACATTTAGGATTATTTGAGACAGTAGAAGTAGTATCTTCAACCGAAGATTATAACAAATTTTGTGATGTAAATAGAGTAAACGAGGAAAGAAGATCTATTAGTTTATTTATTTCAAATTTATATAACAATAATACAATAGAATATAATATTATATATAATATTATTTCACTATTACATCAAAATATAGAAGATAATATAATCAATGAAGATAAATCAGGTCTTGTATTAGAAAATGCTGAAAATGCTTCTATACTAATAATAAATTCATTAAGTAAATTAAAATTAACTGACAATTGGTCAACTATATTAGACTATATTACACAAATGACTACTAGAAAAATGAAAGATTTTAAGAGTTTACCTAGTAAATCAATATTTAAATATATGGATATCAATGATCAAATTAAACGGTTTAGATAAATAATGAAACTATACTATATTATGGTTAAATCTAAAATAAATAGAAAAATTGTATACGAAGAAATAAAGGATATAGAATCAGGCGATATAGACCACGAAACTAGTGTATATCAAGTAAATATTATTAAATTTCATGCTCGTGTTAATATTATATTAGGTAAAATGAACGACGTATATGATGAAGAATTTGTATTATTTTTTAATATTTATTTATTGAACAATGATGATAAAATCCAATATAAAATAGGTATATTTGAATTAAAAGTAAAAGATTACGATGCATTTAAATTATCTGGGGATATAGAAAAAATCGGAAAGATTTTATGGTTTGCAGATTTGAATGAACGTGATTTATTGAATGTATCAATAAATTATGAAAGTGATAAGTCAGATGATGTAGACAGTGATTCAATTGCTAGTAGTTTTGGTAAAAAAATCAGTAGTTTTCGTAAAATAGAATTAGAACAAGAAGATAAAGAAACTGCTAATCATATAAGAAAAGAATTTACAAGTTCTCGTGATACACATGCATGGATTCAGGAATTTATGAAAAATGCAAATTATGATATAATTGATAACGAAGGAAATGGGGATTGTTTTTTTTGTGTGTTGAGAGATGCTTTAAAATATGTAGGTATTGATATTTCAATATTAACAATGAGAAATTTATTAGCAAAAGAGGTTGACGAAAGTGTTTATTTAAATTATAGAGAACATTATGATATGTATTTATTAAGTATTGGGAATGATAAGAAAAGAATTAAAGAATTAAATAAAAAGTATAGTGCATTAGAAAAAGAAACTATTAATTTATCTGACAAAAAAAAGAAAATAAAAAATATGAAAATCATGGAATCTATAAAAGAAGAACATGATAGAGTTAAAAATGAGATGAAAGTTTCAGAAGAATTATTAGAAGATTTTATTTATATGTCAGATATAACATCAATTGTTGATTTTAAAAAGTTTGTACTGACTAATAATTATTGGGCAGATACATGGGTAATATCAAAAATAGAAAGAATATTAAATATTAAATGTATATTAATGTCAAGTGATGCATACGAATCCGGCGATAAAGATAATGTAATACACTGTAATCAATTAGGCGACGAAGAATTAATAAAATCTGGAGAATTTAACCCAGATTACTATATTATAATGGATTACAATGGTAATCATTATCAATTAATAAGATATAATAGAAAAGGTATTTTTAATTTTCACGAAATACCCTACGATTTAACAAATTTAATAGTATATAAATGTTTAGAAGGTGATATAGGACCATATAATATAATTCCTGATTTCAATAAATTAAAAAGTCAAAAATCATCCGAAAAACGAAAGTATGAAGTGGATTTAGATAATATATATAGTTCTACTACAGTTTTTCAAATTTATAATAAATCTGGAGACAAATTACCAGGCAAAGGAGTTGGTGAAACAATAATTCAAAGCGATGTATCAAAATATGCCAATTTAAAAAAAAAGAAGAATTGGAGACGTAAATTGTCTCATATGTGGCCTATAGAAATAGAAATAGATGGTAACACATTTCAATCAATTGAGCATTATATGGAAGGTAATAAATTTATAAATTATCCAGACTTATTTAAACAATTTACATTAGAATCTAATAGTACATTATCAAGACATCCAGAAAAGGCCATACTAATGGGTGCAGAAAATAGTACAATACGTGATAAAAAATATAAAATAAATCCTAGTTATTCAGGAAATAAATCAGAATTAATGGATAAAGCATTACGTCAAAAATTTTTAAAAAATGATGAATTTAAAAAAATATTAAAAGAAACAAATAACGCGAAAATAATGGAATATAGACGAGCAAAATATCCACGTGTTATGGACGAATTAATGAAGTTAAGACAGGAATTACTCAAATAAATAAATTAATACTATATAATTTTGTTATAGTATTAATATATATAGATGAATGATTATAATAAGTACATCAATTTTTTAAACGATAATTTGAATAAAAATTTAACAAATCCGAATATTAATATTAAATTTGTAAAAATATTTTATGAAGATATAACTGATTCGTATACTAGATTGAATGAAATATTAAAAAAAACAGAATATAAAACAACCATTTTAAAAAATAAAAAATATAATATACAAGGTAATTATTTTCCTAGTGTATTTAAAAAATATATAGATTTATGTATTTATACTATATCATATTCGTTTAAAATAGATGAAAGAATAATTACACTAAATTTTAATACAGAAAATGTAAATATGAATTATATTTTTAATTGTTTTAAACAAGCGTATAGTTGGTTACATATAGTTAACAAATACGGAACATCCCAATGTTCTAAAAAATTAACAATTAATATATTTTTATTAAAAAATAAAAAGGAATTACCATCATTACAATCCGAAATGTTAGATACTAAACATGTAAATACTGCATACGCAACCGTATGTGCACCAGAAGGAGATATAGTTATATACAGAAAAGAAGAATGGTTTAAGGTGTTTATACATGAAACATTTCACGCATATGGGTTAGATTTTGGTATTATAGAAAATAACAAAATTAGAAGTGAATTATTAAAAGTATTAAAAATTAAATCAAATATGTACGTATTTGAAACATATACAGAAACATGGGCAACATTGTGGCATATAGCATACAAAAGTTATGAAATACAGAAAAATATAAATATAACTGATTTTTATAACTTTTATATTTACTATTTATCTATTGAACAAATTCACAGTATAATACAATCAATAAAAATATTAGATTATATGAAGTTAACATATAATGATCTATTTTTAACAAATAACAATTTTAAAGAAAATACAAATGTATTTAATTATTATATTTTGAAAACGATTATGTTGTATAATTGCAATGATTATATATATTTTTGTAATAAACATAATAATAAATTATTAAATTTTAAACCAACGCATAATAATATAAATATATTTATTAATTTTATAATTAAATTATTAAAAAATAATAAAACAATGAAGATATTTAAATCAGGCGAGAGATTATATAAAACAGGAAAAAAAATAAACAATTATTATTTAAATAAAAGTTTAAGAATGACGATTAGTTGATTCATATAAATAAAATTTTATTTATATGAATTTATATTATTATATTTATGCGGTGGCAGAAGCAGTTTCTGCCGCGGCCGCTGCAAGAGCTGCGGCACTTTTAGGGAAATGAGGTGACATGAATCGTTGAAGATTAAAGTAAGTGAGTTCATCTCCGGTTTTGATTCTCAATAGTACAGAAAGAGCTTTATCGGGATTAATTTTTCGGCCATTGGCAGGGTCTTGGAGTTGATGGGCGCGAATGTAAGCATTAATTTCTTTGGTTACATCGGTACGCGCCATTTCAGTATCAGGAGTTTTACCCAAGAATGTAGCTA